TGGAGCATTGTAGTAGAACGCATGGACTTCCTGTTGCAGGGCGGTCAGGAAGTTTAACCTTTTCGCGGCCTGGGTTCCGGGCCGCCTCTTTCTGAGGATGCAGACATGGCAGTAAAAGACGAGCAACGTGAAATCAACGGGCGCCAATTCTACGTGGTGCAGATGGCCCCTGCTACCGCAATCCTGCTGCAACTGCGGCTTACCAAAATCCTCGGCGGTGCCATTGGGGCGCTGGCCCCTGCCCTGTCCTCAAGCGCCAAGCTGGACGGCGCGGGGCGTACTGCCGCCATGGCGGGTGCCATTGGCGCACTGTTCCAGAATTCCAGCGAGGAAGAGGTTTTCGGCCTCATTCGCGACGTTGTGCAGACCGCCAAAGTTGACGGCGAGCGGGTGCAAATGGACAAACATTTCCAAGGCGAATACCTTGCTGATGTGTACAAAGTGTTTTTCTGGGTGTTGGGGGTTAACTTTGACAGTTTTTTCGGCGCAGGCGGGCTCAACGGCCTGCTGGACAAGTTCAAGGCGGGGATGCTCACCGCACTCGCATCGCAGCAGCAGCCGCCCCAAGCCTCGACCCCTTCCTCTGGCGCCCAATCAGCGCCGGGCAGTGCGAACTAAAGGACCTGCAAGACGGCACCTACAACCTTGATGACCTGCTGGACTTCCATGAGTTCCTGGATCTTAGAGAAGCGCTAGCAGCCCACGACGCACAGAACAGGGGCAGGTAGCATGTCCAACTTTGTTGAGGAATTCCTAGTCGGCCTCGGATTTGAGTTTGAGGGTGAAGAGGGCGAACGCTTCAAGAAGCAAACCCAGCAAATTTCCTCAGTCATCAACGCATTGAGCGCAGCCGCCCTGGCTGCCTCAACCGCACTTTTCGCCATGTCCAAAGCCCAGGGTGAAGCGGCCTACGCTGCGGCCACCACCGCCAAAGTCATGGATACTTCGGCGCAGAACCTGGGCAAATGGCGCTACGCCGCAGAGCGGGCAGGCACTACCGGTGAAGCAGTAGTAGGCATGCTCCAAGGCCTGCGCAACGCCAGCCAAGACGCCATGCGCAACGGCTCGGGCCCGTTTCGGGCGTTTCAGGAGCTAGGTGTTGATTTTGAGGGTATCGCCAACGGCAGCGTGGACGTTACCGACGCGCTGGACTCCATAATCAGCAAAGCCCAACAACTGGACCGGGCCACGGCACAATCCGGTCTGCGGGAATTGGGTATCGACCCGGTGTTCTTGGACACCCCCATTGCCCGCCTGCGCGAATTTATGGCTGAGTATCAAAAGTTCGGCGGCATGACGGACAAGCTCATTGAGCAGGGCGGCAGGTTGGATGTAGCCATGGCGGGCGCTGGGCTGCGCTTCGAGGGCATCGCCAACATGTTGTCGGAGCGCTTGATTCCGACCTACGTCAAGTTCTTTGAAGCCCTTTCCGATGGGCTTGAATGGCTGCAGGAAACCGGCTTCCCCATCATGGACAAGTTTGTTGAAAAGATGGGCGGCTGGGATGTCATCTTGGGCACCTTGGCGGTGGCCTCCATACCGGCAGTCATCGCTGGGCTCGGCACCCTGACGCGCTTGCTGGGGCTTGTTACAGGCGGTTTTGGCGCGGCAGCGGCAGCGGGCGGGCTCTTGGCCACCGGGGCACTTGCGGCGATTGGTGGCGCCGGGGGCTATTACGCAGGCGACTTGATGCGCCGCAGCCTGCCCCAGGATGCTGTTGACACCATGGACGACTATACACTGCGGGCCTTGGCCTATCTTGGGGTTGACAGCGCTGTCAAGCAACTGGAAGCCAACCAGGCTGCCCGCGACGAAGGGCAGCAGTTTATTGACATGATGGAGTACCAGACAGCACACCCGGAAGACGGCATTGACAAGCCCGGCAACCACAGCGGCTTAATGGACGCCATCATTGGGCGCGAATCTGGCGGGCGCACGGGCCTAACGTCCAGCAAAGGGGCTATGGGCCTGGCGCAGCTGATGCCAGACACCGCCCGGCAAATGGCCGCTGAACTCGGTATCCAGTACGACCAAGACAAGCTGCTGAACGATGGTATGTACAATCGCATCTTGGGGCAGGCGTATCTGAACAAGATGCTGCAACGCTACGGCGGCAACGAAGGGCTTGCGACTGCCGCCTACAACGCGGGCCCCGGCTCGGTTGATAAGTGGCTCAAGACCAACGGAGATCCGCGCACCGGCAACATTAGCCTGGCGGATTGGGTGGCAGCCATCCCGTTTGAAGAGACGCGCAAGTACACCACGGGCGTCTTGAGCGACAAAGCGTCCATGATCCCGCCCCCAGCGCCTCTTGGCACAGCGGGCAACATGGGCGGGACACCCGTCCAACGCATAACCCACAACACGTTCAACGGGCTCAAACAGGAAGAAATCGAAGCTATGCTGCGCCGAGCCGAGCAAGACGAACATGAGATGATGATGAACGAAACCCGCGACTCCCTTGTGAGGTGATGTATGTCCTTTTTCAGCCGGATGTTTATTGGCACTGACCGGGAGTTTCAAGGCATCGAGTTAGATGCCATCCTGACCGAGCAGTATGAGTTCAGTAGCACCTTAACGGAGCACCCCACTGACGCGGGAGGCGACGTTGCAGACCACATTATACGAAACCCACGGGGTTACATTTTTGAGGGTGTGGTTACTGATACCCCGATGGGCCTTTTGCAGGCGGTGCAGAACCTTGGGGACTCGGCCTCTGCGGCGCTGAATTTTCTGCGCGAAAACGTGCTAGGCGCCGAGGCTGAACAGGCCCCTGTATCGCGCAGTATGGCGGCGTTCCAGGCCTTGGTGCAGCTTTGGAGCGAAGGCCGGGTGTTTGACGTACAAACCGGCTACGGCTTGGTGACTGACCTTGCAATACTCAACATGCAGGTGCGGGTAGACGAAGAGACGGCAGGCCATTTACGCTTTGTTGCGCGGCTGCGCCAGATTCCGCGTGTGCAGGTGGCCCCTGACGAAGAAGCGCAGAACCTGGGGCCCGAAGTGGCGGAAGGGGCCGAGCCGGCTAAGAAAGAGGGCCTGAAACAGAAGGTGTCGACGCTGGCGACTTCTGTTACCAATTCGGTCAAGGAGTTCTTTAAATGAACCTCATCAAAATAACGCCCGGCGCCCCTGCAACGTTTGATGTTGACCTGAGCGGGCGCCGCTACACACTGACTTTCGTGTTCAACAGCCGTATAGGCTATTGGACCGTTGACTTGGATTTGGCGGGTGTGTCGCTTGTAACTGGCCAGGCTTGCGTGATGGGGGTCGAACTCTTTCGAGGCCACGCCGACCCGCGCATACCACGCGCCTTGTACTTCGCCCCCATCGATAGCAACACTGAGGACGCAGGGTTCAGCGAATTAGGTGCTCGGGTTATATTGGTAGAAATCCAGAAAGAGGACGGCCTTGATGTCGTATCAATTTAACCGGGTTTGCTACCTGACCTTGTCCAACTCTTCCGGGGAAGCGCTCACAATTGAAGAGTTGGACATTCTGTTCAACATCAACAAAACGTTGCTAGGCTTCCCGGCGCGTGGCCGCATCGATATATTCAACCTGAGCGAGAACAACATCCAGAAAATAACCAAAAAGTACACTGATGTTGAATTGTTTGCAGGTTATGAGGGTAAAGTTGCGCTGATATTCCGGGGCAACGTGATGAACTTTGCCAAAAACCACGTAGGGCCGACTTCTGTATTCACTCTTATTGTCAAGTCCAGCACCGCAGCTTGGGAAGGTAGCACATTTACCAAGACCTACCGGGCGGGCACGACCCCAGCGACTATCATAAACGAAGTGGTGCGCAGCTTTGGCGGGGTTATTCCAGGCCAGGTGTTAACCTCCCCTGATTGGGTCCCATCGCTGGCGGATGTTACGTACACTGGCAGTAGCCGCCGCGTCATGGATCAGCTGGCCCGCGACTACAACTTTGACTGGAACATTGTCGAAGGTGAGGTGATAGTAACGCCCCGCAACCAAGCCTTGCTGGACAAGCCTCCCTATGTGGTCACTCCCACCACAGGATTAATCGGCAGCCCGGTTTTGACCGAACAGGGTGTCGATTTCCGTCTGCTGCTCAATCCTGCTATATTGTTGGGCAGGCAAATCGAGATGCGTTCAGAGTTCGCTGAACTGGGCCAATCTAACCTTGAGTTTCGCAAAGTCCGCAACACTGCAGACGGCATCTACAAAGTTATGGATATTCGCCTAGTCGGCGGCACCCGAACCCTTGATTGGTACACAGATGTTATATCATGGGGCACCACTAATGACACCAGGAACTAGGACAACTGCAACGCAACAGGCGGTGCGCCGGGAACTCATGTACCTGCGCACCATGACCGTCTGCCGGGTCAGTAAGGTATTCGCCAACGGCTGGGTAGAAGTTGACCCCCAAATTCAGATGGTCGAACGGGTGCAGGGAGTAGAAACCCCTGTCGATATCGCTGTGTTGTCGCGTATCCCTACCGGCTACTACAAGGCAGGCGGCTTCATCCTGACGGTGCCCGTCGCTGTTGGCGATGAAGGCATTGTATTGTTCAGCGACCGCAGCCTAGCGCTCTGGAAGAAGACTGGCAAGAAAGCCCCACCCCGCGAAACCGAATTCCACGGCCTGTCTGGGGCCGTTTTTGTGCCCTTCCCGACATCCGAGCCCGGCGCCGTGAAAAGCTTTGACGGCAACCGCATGTATGTAGGCATGGAGGACCAAAGCGCTTACTTGGCGATTGGCAAAGACGGTGTAATAACAGGGCACGCCGCAACCAAAATCCGCTGGGATACGCCGCTTGTGGAGTTTACGGGTGATACGCACACGACCGGTAACGAAGTGGTGATGGGTAACGTTAGCGTGGCTGGCACTACAGCATTGCAGGGTGCCGTCGCAACTGGCAGCACCGTAACTTCGGCAGGGCAACACTTCGCCCCTGATTTCATCAAGGTGTAAACATGATAGGACGCGCCCTAGACGCCAACAACGACATTTTCTTGGACCGCAACCGCCTGGCTATGGTAAGCGACGGTGCAGAAGTGGTGCAGCACGTTCGCAGCCGCCTGTTGTTTTACCTTGGCGAATGCGCCTGGGACACTACGGCAGGCGTGCCCTACTTTCAGCGCATCTTTGTTAAGCCCATGAACCTACCACAAACTGAAGCGATCCTGAAAGCGGTAATCATACGTTCGCCGGGCGTGGCACAACTGCTGGACTTCACCATGGCGTATACCAGCGCCAACAGGCAACTGGCGGTGACCTACAAGGCCGAAACTACTTACGGCGTCGTTGTCGGCGCTACTCTCAACACAATTAAAGGGGTGCCGGTATAATGGCAGGTTACAGCGAAACAGGTTTCGAGCGCAAGCGCCTGGCGGAAATCCTCAGCGACAAGAACGAGGCCCAAAAGAGTGTTTTCGGGCCCGAGCTTAACTTGAACCCGGAGAGCCCAGACGGCCAAATTAGCGGGCTACTAGCCCTTTCTGATGACCAGTTGTGGCAGATTGCAGAGTACGCAGTTAACGCCACCGACCCGGATAACGCTGTGGGTCCTACTCTGTCCAACTTGGTGAAGCTCAACTTCATTGAGCGGCTTGAGTCGGCGCCTACCATCATCGTTCTCAGCAATACAGGGGTGCCGGGCACGCTTATTCCAGCGGGGCAGTTGGTCGGGGAACTAGACGGCAGCCTGCAAGCGCGCACCCGAACCGCGTTTACGTTTGCAGCAGACGGCACCGCGAACGTCGCAGCCGAGCTTACCATCAATGGACCGTACGCGGTAGCCGCCAACACGTTCCAGAACATCGACACCCCGCAGGCCGGTTGGATCAGCACCACCAATACGGCAGCAGGCATCCCAGGCCGCTACCGGGAAACTGATGCTGAACTGCGCCTGCGCCGGGTTCGCTCGACGGGCACCAACTCGCAGAATATGCTGGATTCGCTTATTGGGCGGCTCTCCAACTTGGAAGGCATCACGCATGCCAACGTTGTGGACAACCGCACCGACTACGTAGACGCTAACGGCATCGGCCCGCATTCCTTTGAGGCTATTGTTGCGGGTGGTGAGTCCAACACCATCGCCCAAGCCATTTGGGAAACATTCCCGTTTGGCATTGGCATCCAGGGGTTGACCTCGGGCCAGGCAGTTGATAAGCAAGGCCGGTTGCAGACGGTGCCTTTCACTCGCCTGGCTAACATCCCTATTTACGTGGTGGTCAGCATCCGCAAACGCCCCGGCTACCCTTCCAACGGCGACGACGCCATTAAGCAAGCTATTGTGGACTACGCCAACGGGGTTCTGGAGCAGGGCCGGGGGTTCTTTGGCGGCGATCCAGTCATCCACACCGAACTCTACACCCCCATCAACACCGTCCCCGACCATGTCATTGTAGCGCTGGCCGTTGGGCGTACTAACCCGCCGCCTACTGGGACGTCCATTACCGACATAACGCTGCGGGAAACTTCAGTGTTCACAGTGGCAAACATTCAGGTTGAAGAGGTGGTGTGATGAAAGAGCTTACGCCGCTCAACACAGAGAAACTGATTAAAGACAACATTGCCACGGAATACCGCTATTCGGAAAATTTAAAGCGTTACGTCCATGCGCTGCTCTGCGACCATGATGTGCTGGACGCCATATTTATGGCTATTGCCGACCGTCTGAACCTTGACACGCAGAAGGGCGTCAACCTTGACAGGATTGGCGAGATTGTAGGGCAAAGCCGTAACGTGGTTATGCCGCGCCCAATCAAGTTCTTCGGCTTTTCGCCCCACCCGCAGGCCGAACCCCTGGGCGACCCCGACAACCCGCTTATTGGCGGGCGGTTCCGCAGCCCCGGCGAGGCTTTGACGTACAACAAAGCCCTCGACGATGACACTTACGTTCAGTTCATCAAAAGCAAGATTTTCCGCAACCATGCGCGCTCTACGCCGGATGAGCTGATAACGCTGCTCAAGCTGCTGCTGGGCGCTGATACTGCTATACAGCTGAAAACGGCAAGCCCCCGGCCAGGGCACGGGCATGTCTACATTGAAAAACGCCTTTCGCCCGAGGAACGGTATATCGTAAACGGCACTGACCTAGTACCCAATACTGTCGGCGTGACGTACCATTATGAGTTCATGCCGCCCCCGCCCGTTGTCATAAACCAATTCGTAGTGGTAGCGGGCGTTAACAACTAAGAAGAGGTGCCAAATGGCGACTCAAGCTAAACCGAATACCAACGTAGTATGGGCTAGCGGGCCCAATGGGCGGGTTGTACCGCCTACCGCCGCTCATATGCTCAACGGCTGGGGTGCAGAAATCCCTGAGTACGATGAGTTCAACGGCATGATCCAAATGTTGGCGGCTTTCAACCAGCACGTCAACTTGAACGGCGTAGCTGTGTGGGACAATGCCACCCAGTACGAACAATGGGGCGTTACCAAATCGCCCATCGACGGTAACGTCTATCGCGCCAAAGCGCAGAACACCAACCAAGCGCCTGTGGCGTCTGTGGGCGGCGCAGTTAACGCCAACTGGGAACGTTTGGGCTTTACACTGGCCGAGTTAGCCGCGCTCATCACGCCTGCCGCCCCGCCTGGGTTGAGTGCTATGTACGCGGGCTCATCCGCCCCGCCTGGGTGGCTCAAGGAAAACGGGGCAGCAGTATCGCGCACTGCTTACGCTGCTTTGTTCGCCGCTATTGGCACTACCTACGGGGCGGGCGACGGCAGCACCACGTTCAACCTCCCTGATAGCCGGGGCCTCTTCAAACGTGCCCTTTCAGACGGCTCATCACGAGACGCAGGCCGCGTACTTGGGTCCGTGCAGGCGGGGCAGAACCTAAGCCACACTCACACCGCATCGACCGGGGCAAGCGGCGCGCACACTCACACCGCCTCTGCCGCTGCTGCCCCTGACCACACGCATGGCATGCCACAAGGCCAGGTTCTTGGCTCGGGCGGCGATTACACTTCCGGCGATGACCTGACCAGTACAACCTTACCAAACCCTCCGGCCAGCCTCCCGGCAGGGGGCCATACACACACTATAACAGTGGACGCCGCGACAACCCACACCCATACTGTTACAGTTAACGCCAACGGCGGCACCGAAAACCGCCCGGATAACATGGCCAACCTGGCCATCATCAAGTACTAAGGAAAAGACATGGACCCAATCGAACAGCAAGAGCCAACCGCACCGACCATTTACCTGACCCTGCCGTCAACTGGCGAGTTCTTCGGCGTCAGCACCGCCGACGTCGACCCGCTAGTGCCGGGCAACTGGCTCCTGCCCGCAGGCGCCTACACTGATGAACCCCCGCCCGCCCAAGAAGGCTATGCCCGCGTGCGCAAGGAAAGCGGCTGGGAACAGGTGCGCGACCTGCGCGGTGTCGAATATTGGGACGCCGAGGGGCAAAAGTTTGAAATTCAAAACTTGGGCGAAACGGTGCCCGCAGGTGCTTCACTGGCCGAACCCCCACCCAGCCGCATGGCGCTTGAAAGTGCAGTGCTGGCAGAACGCGACCAGCGCCTGTTGACCACTTCCGCACGAATTCAGGTGCTTAACTATGCTGTTGAGCTTGCTATGGCAACCGAAGCCGAGGCCGCTGAACTCGAACGCTTGAAGCGCTACTCCGTACTGCTGGGCCGCATCAATGTGCAGCCTGGCTTCCCTGACAGCGTCGAATGGCCGAACCTCGAAAGCCTCTAAGCGCCGCCCAAAGAAAAGCCCCTCAATCGAGGGGCTTTTTGTTATGCATCGACTAGTATCCAATCCCGCCCATGTTTTTTCCATATCGGCAGGGTGCCGTCACGGTCGGGCCACTTGTTGCTGGTGACG